TGTTCTTTTAAATCATCTAGTTGCTTTTGAAACTGCTTTTCTTTTTCTTGTGTATGTCTTCTTAAATCTCCATACCTTTTTTTAAAAGTTTTTTCTTCTGCGTTCTTTGGCTCTTCTGCTTCTTCTGCTTTTTCTTCTGTAACAGTTTCTGTTGATTTACCTTCAGCTTGCTTTTTTAATTCTTCTAACTCCTGCTCATCTCTTTTAATTCTATCTTCGTGAGTAGAAGGCTTTGCCATAAATGCTTTTTTCTTTGGTGTAACATCTACCACCATCTCTTGTGCTTGTTCAGCCATATGTCTTCTCCTTTTGGGGTTATCGTAGCCATTATGTTGGGGGATAAGTAGCCTTTAATTGTGGATTATTAACGTGAAGCTAATCCACCTCGCTTCATCTTCTTTGGTTTTTGTTTAGACGGTTGTTTACGTGTTATTAACGAGCCTTTATATGTTCCACCATAGTCCGTACCTGTGCTTGGGTTTTGATCTCCGTAACCACCACTTGCAGCAGCATCCTCGCCAGCACCTCCATCGTAAGATTCATTACTTTGATTATATTGTTGTTGAGATGCTAAATCTGCCATAGTTTCATAGTTTTTAGGGTCTGGGGTATATCCTTCATTTGTTTTTGTACCTGCATCAGCTTTTGTTTTTCCAGTTAAAACATCTTGTATTTCCCTCATCTGTTCTTTTGTAAGGTCTTCATAGCCTTTACCTGTTATATTAGCATCACCAAAGTTTTCTTCAAAAAATCTTTGATTTGTTTTGCTTACAAGTAATTTATCAAAATCTTGCCATGCTGTTTTAGTTATTTTCTTTTTTCTTATTGTTTTACTTTTGTCTCTAGGATCAACTACAGTTACTGAAAATAAGTCATTAAGTTCTTTACCTGTAAATATAGTTTTACCTTTTTCTCCCTTTGATCCTATTGCGTATTTAGCATCATCATCATATATACCACCTGCAGCAAGACTTCTAAATCCTTCACCCAAACCTTTAGCAACGGATATAGCTCCCGGTACACTAAAACCACCTTCAACAACTTTTGATATAGAATACTGTTTAGAACCTGTGACTATACCTTTTTCATCTGCTTTACCACCTACATTAATAAACTGAGGATTTTCTGTACCCCAATTTTTAACATTTTCATTTTTTTTGTCTTGATCTGCTGAATCATTGTTATCTTCAGGTTCAGCTACCTTAGTAGTAGTTGGTGTAGTAGATTCAACAACAGGTGCTTCTTCTACAACTTCTTCAGGGTCTACATATGTATAGCCTTCAGGTATAGGATAAATAGGAGCACCATTAACAAAAGGTATCTTTAATATCATACCTGACTCACTTCTGTATTCACGTAGCTCATCATATCTGCCATCGGTATTACCTAGTAAGTTTTGAAATGTAGGTATAACTGTTTGTCCTGATTGACCTGTCTGACCTGAAAACTGAGGTGTATAACCACCTACAGGTGCAGCTGTCGGTGCAGGTATTGTAGGTGCTGTATATGTATTTGTTGTAGGCAGTTGCTGATTAGCAAACTGTGACTGTTGTGTAAATGTATTAGGTGCTGTATTCACAAGTGTTCCTGTAGCAGCCTTAATAACACCCCCTTGTGCCATTTCAGTAGTTTCACTATTATACGGCTCTTCGTCTTCCATGTCAAGATCATTTATATCAAAAGGTATATCATCAGGTATGGTAGCTTCTTCTGAGTTACCCATCTGACCCATCTCTTCCATCTTTTTTAAACCCATCTTAGCTTTTTGTCTCATTTGCATTAGTTTTTCTAAACCAATAAAACGAACCACATCAGCAGGAAATACAAATTCTCCTTCACTTAATTGTGCAGGTATATCATCTCTGACTTCTTCTTGTGTAGAACCCGGAGGAACATCATTACCTGATACAGGATCAACTGTGCCACCTTCATCTTTGAGACCACCATCGTCAAACATTTCCATTTGTTTATTCATTGTTACTCCACCTTCTGCTAATAATAGTCCACCTTTATTTTTCATAAAGTCAGGATCACCTTTTGTCTTTGTACCAAACACACCCTTTGCTTGATCTTCTTCTAATAACATATAACTGTCTGACTGCTTGCCTACATCAATAGTTTTAGGATCACGTTTACCTGCCATTGCTTCTTTTATCTGTACTGCTAAATCATCAGGAGAAGCACTACCGACTTCATATTCATTTTTATATACGTAAGAATCGTAGCCATTTTTATTAGCTACTCTTTTAATTGTTTCAAACCACTCTTTTCTGTCATTATAATTTTTAGTTGTGTCTAAGCCTACTCTTACTGCCCTGCCTGCTTCTAGAACTAAGTCTTTCCATAAATTTTTATCCATACCCATACGTTCAGCATCAGGTAGCATATAGTATGTGGTGTTATTCATTTTTATAGGTATCTTATTCTCAACTTGATCTAATATTAAATTAGCATCTTTAGGGTCTTGCATAAGAAAACGTAATAAATCTTTATCATTACCATTTACTGATATTTCAGCTAACCATCGTTTAGGTTCTTTAAAAGAACTTAGGTCAGGTATTCTTGCAGGTTTAAGTGTAGTCCGTAATTGTAGAGGTAATGTTCTTTCCCCTGTCTTTTTTGTAGTTCTTCGTTCTGCTTGTACAGGAGTTCCTACATGAAATCCTATGTCGGCGGCATCATCTTTTGAAACAAAACCAAACTTTTTAAAATTTTTAGCTGTGGCATGATATACTTTTTTTCCTTGATATTCATCTACTAATTTAACAGTATCATTTTTTATAATTAATTCATCTTCATCAAATTTTCTACCACCAGCAAAAAAAGAATTTATATCAGGTGATCCAAGTACATCTGTTTTTTTTACTGTATAAACTTGAAAGGGGTCTTGTAATCTTTTTTGCCATGCTAGATTATCTGCTCTATATTTAGGATTTAATGTAAACGAGGACACACCATCTTCAGCATTAAGTTTTCCATATCTATATACAGTTAAAACATCTGGTTGATCCTTTAATAATTCTTGTGTTAAATTATATACTTCTTTTCTTGATTGTTTTAATTGTGAATCGGTTAAATCTCTAGGGTCTTGTTTTGATTTTCCTAATCTAAGCTCTCCTCCTACTGCTTTAGCAAAATCATCATCCTTATGTAAAATACGTTTAATATCATTAGGATTATCATTTAATATTATCTGTTGAACAGTTTTACTTAATTTTCCACGATCTTTAAAAGTTTTTTTAGTATCTGTTAAATTACTAGAACCAACTTCTTTATAAGAAATAGATTTATTAATTGTAGGAGTATCACCTGCAAGAGCAGGTGTCATGTTCATATCTCCTGATGCTGTTTTAAAAACACTAGACATTTCATCTGATGCTTTTTTAATTACAGGTTTTAGAAAGGACTTAGCTGTTCTTCCAAACACACCTGCTACAGGAATAAGACCTGCTGTAACAGCAGTTGTATATAATGCACCCATACCTAATTTTTTAAAGTCAGCTTCTCTATAGCCTTCTTCAAATAAAGTTTTTATCTGTTTAACATCATCTGGTAATTCTTTAATAGCAATAGCATCTCCTGTTATAGGAGCTATAGAAGCAGCAGTATATGCTTCATCTTTGGTAACTCCCTCTTTATCTTTTTTTTCTAATTTAGATAAAACATTTTGAAACTGTTGCTGTGTAGAACTAGCCATTGTTTACCGATTCTCGTAATAATTTCATTCGTCTTAATGTTGCGATAGCTCCTTGTGATCTATGCATCATAATAACATTATCAGATTGCTCTAAAGCCTTTTGTTGTTGTTCAATCAATGCATCAATATAATTATTGAAGCTGTTCATTAACTGAAGGTTGTTCACCAACGGTTTCAGTTGGCTGAGTATTTGCTTGTCCACCTTGTTGAGGTACTCCTGTAAATCCTTGTTCTCCCGGAACTGGAGCTTGTCCTGTTCCTATGGTACTACCACCTGCTCCTGTTGGGTCTAGTGGGTTTGCACCTTCTTGGGGTTGTTGTTGTTGTGCTTGTTGCTGTGGAGGTCCTTGAAACTGTTTCATTAGTTCTGCTTGCACTGCTGCTTCATCCATGTTGTTTGTCACTTTACTTGGATCAAGGTCTAATGCTTTAGCAATCTCTGTAATAATATACTGAAACTTAGCAAAAGGTGCGAGTACAGGACTAGATGCTACTTGTAAGAAAGACATTAATCTTTGACTTCTTACTTCATTAGCCATTAGACTTTCTGTACCTCTAGCTTTTACTTCTAAGTCACCTCTTATCTTAGGATCAAAATCAAACTGCATATTAAATCTAAAAAAGCCTTCACCTAAAGGTTTTAATAAATAGTCATCTACATTTTTAATAACAGTCTTAACACTACCACTTGCTGCGTTCATTAACATTGATATGCCTGATGCTGTTCTACCTACACCTGTAACACCTGTCTGTCCATGTGAGAATGAAGGTATACTTGTGCTTTCGTCTGCAAGCTGTCTAGCTTTATCAAATAACTGTATATTCTCTCCTGATACATTTGGAAACTTAGTACCAAATATAGCTTGACCCGGAGCACCACCTTGTCTTCTGAATATCTTGCCCGGATATACTGATAAGTCTTGCCCCGGAACTAGATTAGTTTCATCTACCTCTATAAGCAAGTTACCTGATAACACAGCATTATCAACAGCCATTCTCATAAAGCCATTCATAAGTGTTTGAGTATCATCCATGTTTTCTGCAACACCTACTCCAAAGAAAGAATATGGGTTTAATTCATAGGGAGAAGCCATATAGGGTATTCTAGCAGGCTTAAATGGATTTAAAACTGCTCTTATAATTCTATTATTACAACACCATATATTTACTTGTAACTCATCATAGTCTTGCAAATCCTCAGGTATATCTACTTCTTGATCTATAAGAAGGTCGGTTTCCATCATACCCCAATATTCAATTACTTCATATCTATCTACATATGTTTCTTGATTATAATCGGTAAGATCATCTTCCCAATACTTCTTAACATAGTTCTCTCCTTCAGCTATTGCTTCTTTAATAACTTCTTCTCTAAAGAAAGGTCTATTTTTTAAAGCACGTAATTCTGATCTTGACATTTTATGTCTTTGTACAACGTACTGTGCTTCATCTATATTATTAGCATCAGGATCAGGATAAAAATCCCAAACAGATACATGATTTATTTGAGGTACAGTTTTAAATACAGGATTATATTCACCTTCTTCATCCCAATTAGGATACTCTTTGTCAAAAGCAAAAGGTCCTTTCATAACACCTGTACCAAATAGTGCCATTTCAAAAGCTGTATTTCTTAAATGCTTATTAGCATTAGACTCTTCTAGTTGGTCGTGGATTTTCTTTTCCATATTTTTTGCCGCAACCATCGCAGGACTAAACGTAATTGCTGAAGGAGTTTTACCCACACCTTCTTTAAGATTTTCAATATTCGACAAATTATCTGCCAAAGGACCAAGCATATCTTCCAAGCTCTTTGTAGTAGCTCCCTTGGGTAGTTCTTTGCCATCTCCTTTAAACCCATAAGGGGATAATAAATCATTATCTCCCATAAGTTCTTGAGGTTCTTTAGGATCAAAGTTAACATCTTTTGCTACTCCTTCTGGTAACTCCGTTGGATCAACACTCAACGGAAACTTATTATTTGCAAATAAAACATCAACAATCTGACCATAGGCTGCTAATGTTTTAGTCTTCGTTACTTTAATAAATACTCGTGATTTTTCTGCTTCAGTAAACTGAACATCAGGTCCATACAAACCCCTATAGTTTCTATATGCTCTAACCCATCTTTGCTCATCTTCGTATCTATAGTCTTCTGACTTTTTATACTTACTCATAACATAATTAGTTAAAGCTGCAGTAGATGGTTCGTTCTCTACTGAATTTTCTTCTGTATCTTCTAATGCTATTGCATCAGTATCCATATTTAAATCTTCATCTGCCATATTAATATCCAAAGGTTGCGTCAGCTACAGGCATACCCCTACTTGGTACACCCATAGGATCATAGTCAAATATACTAAATCTAGGTCTTGACATTATACCATATCTTAATGCATCGTACAAGTGATCTTCTGAATGAGTATCTATATCTTCAGGATTTTTCTTGTCGATAGGTAAGGCAGGTAGTTGCGATGTAATATTAGTACAATTATTAAAGAACACAAGTCTTGGTTCTTCTGTGTGCTCGTCTATTTGTAATCTTCTGTGTATTTCATTTTTACCTGATACACGACTGCCTTTACTTCTGTCTGAAGGTCTAAATCTACATCCCTTCATAATCATCTGTTCTGCTAACGATGGTCCTGTGTCTCCACGTTTATGCCATAAAGAGCTATCTAATACTCCATACTTTATATTACCATCACCTGCTTCTGCTTCTAATATCATATCTGCCAAATCTGTGGCAAGTACTTTGCTAACGTAAAGTTCTCTGTAGACAATAAGTTGTTCAGATGGCGATACAGCAAACCAAAGAACACCAGACTTACTACCATAACCATAATCGCAAGCTCTAAACTTAACCCAATTACTAGGTATGCGAAAAGGCTCAATAGTATGGATATTCCTATCAAACTCAGTAAAAGCAGCACCTTCCTTAATATCCCAATCGCCATCCAATAGTTGCCTTCGTTGCTGTTCAGGTAACGATAGGAGCATGGCTTCGTAATCCCCTTGCTCTGCAAGGTAAGGATTGTCTGATAATCTTGCAGGGATAAATCTCCTTTTGAATAATGATCTGCCAGCCTTCTCATGTCCTGCTGGATACTTGAGTGCTTCTCCTGTTTCAATATCTGTTGCATCAAACTTTTGTCCATAAGGTGCAGGATCAATAAACATTTTCTTTACCCAATGATGTCCTCTTCCTCCGGGGTTTGTTGTTGCCCTCATAAAAATTGGTAAGTCAGGTGCTGTAGAACGTAAACGTGATCTCATATAATTCCAAGCAAAGGGAGTTGCCCATTGCGTTAACTCATCAAAGCCTATCCAACTAAAAGCTAAACCTTGATATCTTAGAACGTCATCATCTCTATCAAGATAAGACATCCATAATCTTGCACCTGATGGTGCTACCCATTGCATCTTTCGTTCTGACCATTTTATACCAGACCAAATACGTGGGTATATCTCTTGTGACTTATATATAAGTTCTCGTAATTCTTCTGTCGTATGTCGTAATAACAATCCACTAAATGAAGGATGACCCATATAACGTAGTGGGTCTGCTAACATAGCATATGATTTACCACCACCTGCTGATCCACCGTATAGAACTTCTCTTTCACCTGCGGCTAAGAAGTCTGTTTGTGGTCCTGCATTAGGTTTGAAGATAACATTATTTTGTTCTTCAATAGATATAGTCTCAACTTTATCTATTACTTTAATGCTAGGCTTTTGCTCCTGTTCTACCTTCTTCGATTTTTTTGATCGTGTTGATCGCTTTTTCGGCATAGTCTGCCCACTTGCGTAGGCTTCTAGCTTTGTTCTTACGGTACTGCTCATGCTGTAATCTTTTTCTTAGTCCTACATGAGATATATAACGATCCGTTTGTTTTGTTAGCCAATTAGCTACCTCTCTGTATGAATACTGTTTAACGTAGTTTCTAGCCATCTCTAGCTTGTCTAACTCATTTTGTATAGGTTCTAGTACGTCAGGGTCTTCCAAGCTCTGTACGTAGCCAAAAGGCACTGTACGAGCTATGCGTGGTATCTGTGTCCATTCATTATCTTCTTTTAAGTCTGTTGGCTGTGGTAATTTCCACTTACCTACTGATCTATTCATCATCTTCCGTCTTCTTTACAGGCATAAGCATAACACCACCTGTAGATTCTACTTGCATCTTCTCTGTTTTCACTAAACCTGTTCTATCTAGTAACTCTTTTGCCGCTGCCATTTTATCTCTAATACCTAATTCTGTAGGATCATATAATCCACCTACCATAGCCATAGCTGCTTTAGGTGCGTTTCTACTCATGTACATTTGTGTTGCTTCCATGATTTCTTCTTTCATAGATTTAACTATATCATTTGTAGATGTGCCATCAGCATATCCTGCTAACTTTTTAGCATGTACAACATCTCCCCCTGCTTCATCAAATAAAACAGCTAGAAACTTTTGTTGTCTTTCAGTTAGTTCTTTACTCATGCTGGTATTTCCTTAATCATTTGTTTGTCAACACGGTCTATAAGACGTTGTGCTCTGTTAGGTGTCTGACGATACCAATTACTGTCTTCCATTTCATCTGCCATTTTTGCCCAATCCAAATCTTCTACAGCAGCAATCATATTTTTAAATTTGGATAATCTTGGTCTGCCTAATTGAAAACACATATTTGCTAATACGTGTTGTATGTCTTCTGGCAGATTGTCAAATTGAGAGAACAATAAGTTACAATCGTTTATAGTTGTTTTAATGTCTCTCTCAAACCAATCATTTACTTGCTCGTTAGGTACTTTAGTTCCTACAGGTTGATCGTAATATTCTGTATCCCATTCGGTTATAAGATGTCCTATACCTCCGGTTAAATGCCCAAGTGAGCAGTGGTACGTTTCGTATTTAATTCCTTCATCGTCAGCCAATTCGTCTTGTAGTTTTATTAAATTCATTAACTATTTACTTTCTTTAATTTTATACTCTGTTCTAAATGGCTTATTAGAATCTTTCTCATCTTTTCTGCTCTAGTTCTATCTGTAAAAGAATATTCTCTAATGTCATCACTGCTTAGTCTAAGTGAGAATATATAGAACGCACCCCTCTTTACAATACTAGAAGCACTACCATTAGCTACCCTTGTAGGATTAATTAATGTTCCAAAGTTTGTTTCAATAATATTTGACATTATTTCTTACCCATAATTTTCATAGCTTGACCTGCACCTTTAATACCAAAGGATGCACTAATTGCTATAAATAAAAGATACTGATACCATTCAGGTAATGTATTTAATACTTCAAAGCCTACCCTTACATATTCTGTCATGCTAGGTATGAATACTAGTATAGCAGGTAATAGTAAAACAATCAAGGCAAATTCGTCTTTCCAGCTTCCGTCTGTAGCATCTGCCATAGTTTTTTCCCACTCTACTTCTCCTGTAGCAACTTTTTCTGCGACAACTGCTTTAGCTTTAGCTTGTGCAACTTTAGCCTGACCATCAGCTTTTACCTTCTCAACTTTGCTATCCATCCAAGAACTAGCTAGATTTGCTATAGGTCCTATAAGTGCTGTAAACATTATTTTCCTTTATTAAACTTTGAATCTATCCAACATTTACCATAATATAAGATAAATAACCACAGTGTAAATAATACACCTTCTACGTAACTAAGTTCATTCCATGCATCTAATACCATATTATCCATTATAATCTCCTAGTGCCTTCTTTTTCTTGTCTTCTTCTTAGAGCTTTCACGTGCTTGTTGAATAGATAGTTTCCTAGCTTCAGCAGCGGCTTCGCCAAGTTTAGATACAATTCTTCTTTTCTCATCTAAATCTCGCCGTTTTTGAAGCAATCTTTTTGGGCTGTTTAGCCACTTGTCTACCTGCTCTCTTCGCTTTTCGTTTAGCAGCCGTAGTGGCGGCGTATTCTTTGGAAGAAAGAGCCTTAATTGCTTTTTCAGGTAGATAACGTTCACCGGTAGCTTTTGACCCCTGTGTACTAGGTTTGCCACTCTTAGTTCTCCACTTTTGTCTTGTCCAATTTGCTAGTGATTTTTGTGGTGCTTTCATATGATTGTTTAATCTCTTCTATTGTTCTATAGCATCCTATACAGATATCATCTTGTAATTTACAGATACCTATACACGGTGTTATAATTTTCCTGTCCACTTAGCTATAACCCAAGCTGCCAATCCTGCAAAAAATACTATAAGAATAAAACCTACACTATAACCTGCATACTCTAATATTTCTTCTCTACGTTTTGCAGCCATCTTTTCTTGATAACGTCTTGACTTTCTAGCTTCTGCTTGGAACTCTTGCCAATCCTGCCACAATCCGGGTCTACCTAGATATATCATCATCTTCTTGAGTTCTTCTTCTTTTTCTCTTATCTGCTCAAGAGCCATGAACTCTTCTAAGTCTCCACCACCTATACCTTTAGCTTTTTTCTTTTTAAGATTTTTTTCTATGGCTTCCTTAGAAAATACAAAATCTGATATTTGTTTAGCACAACCTGAAAGTTCCTTACCATTAGATATAAAACTCTTGATTACACCGAAGGCTGCATTTGCTGCTGCGAGTTCTGCTAACATTATCTTTTCCTTCTAGGCTTACAATATGCTGTTATCTGTAGATTAGGTCCTTCCTGTTGTGGTATTGAAGGTTGTGCCTGTAATCTTTCTGCAAAGTACAAGCATCTATCTATGTCTTCAAATGTTTGTGTTTGGTCTACTACTCTTATTCCCATCATAAACACTAACACAAACTCAATCATTTACTATACAGGTACTCCTTGTACCTCCTCACTATTATCTTCTTTATGACAGTCGCAGTTACAATCTTCGCAGTCACAATCGTAACATTCACAAGTCTCACATCTATTTTTTATTTGTTTTTCTGTCATTTGCTTTCTTTAGTTGTTCTTTTGCTTTTTTAAATATTGCTACAACTTCAGTCTTTCCCATTACTTTTGCTCTTTGTTCAGCGACTGTAAGTATTTGTATCTTTCTCGCATATGGTTTATTGATCTTCTTAACTTTTGCAACGGTTGCTCTTGCATCGGCTGCTGTGGCAAACTTGATGCTAACTGTGTCTTTAGGGTTTTCATCCGTATATAACCGTCTGTCACTTCCTTTGGGTTTTTTTCCTGTGCCAACTTTAGGGTCTGCCTTTTTCTTTTTTTTCATTATCCTCTGTAGCCACCACCTGCTTTTTTATAGGCTGATGCAACCATCTGTGCTTTTCTTGCACTCCATTGACCGGGTGCACCCCCTTTACCACCTGCTTTGATACGGTTGAATATTCTCTTACGCATCGTAGGTTTGGTATAGTTACCTGCTGCATTAACAGTGCTACCTCCACTTTTAAGTTTAATTGCTTTTAAGGATTTAGCTTGACCTGCATGAAGTTTAGATGCTTTGTTTAAACCCTTAACTACTTTTTTTATTGTCTTTTTTGCTTTAGCTTGTGCCATTATGAACCCTTCTTTTTCTTATCCTTATCTTTTACGACTTTTTTATCTTTCATTTCTAATTTAATTCTGTCTCTAAGTTCTTTTGGCACAGCTTCATTATATAAACCTCTATAACCTTTCATAAAGCCATTAAGTAACTGACTAGGGGTTGCAGGTTTAAATCCTGCTTTGGGAAGTAGTGCAGAAGCCGATGTTGTAAGTCGTGCTTTAAGATACTGTCTTTTAGCAGCATCTTTTAGTGTCATAGGTTTAGGCTTTGCTTTAGGAGCACCTAACTTTTCTACTTGTTTTTGTATTCTTTTATCTCTTTGTTTTTCTGCGTATGTTTTTGTTTTTGACATCTCTATCCTCGTATAAATTGTTAAATGTAGTGAATGGGTCTAAATAAGATTCATGTGCTTCTGCTGAGTGTGTCCATTGAGATGGAGCAAAATCAGGAGCACCTTCACCTGTAACCCACAGAGCAGGACTAGTAGCTCTTACTCTGTTATTTGGCAGTGCAACAATGTTGCCTGTCCATTTACCTGCATCTAACAAATACATTACGTGTGATTGTTTATGCTGTGCAGGGTCATCTGCTATGTCATGGTCTGTGTAGTCAACCGTAAACATATATCTAGCTGTATAGAACTCATTAGCTATTTTACATAACCAAGGACTAGAACTAACTCTGTCCATTACTATGACACTATGGTTTCTTGATTCACAATCCCAAGGTTGACACAAGTGGTCTTCCATTGGCTCTGCCCATTCGTCTACAGGTATATCGGCTACTAGTGCTTGTATAGGCATCCTTGCCCACATTGCACCACCGTGTACATTCTCTTCTTCTGTACAACCTGTGAAAACTACCTGAAAACTTAATGACCTATCAGGTATGGTATTAACTGCGAAAGCTAGTGCGTGTAGGTATTCACCATGATAATCCATATGATTACAAGTGAACTCCTTACGTACCCAACATTTAAAATGTGGTACGTTACTTATGAGATACGACATTACTTACGTCTAGCAGCTCCACCACGAGACATCATCTTTGTCTTCTTCATGCCACCTTTAGCCATATACTTAGTTTTCTTCATGCCACCTTTAGCCATGTATTTTGTTTTCTTCTTCATTGCCATTTTAACTTCTCCTATTTAGTTTTCCAGCAGTTTTAGTTCTTGGATAAGACCTATTCTTAGTTTTAGACACAACCTTCAGATTAGAAGGTCTATTGTCTTTAGGGTTGCCATTTCTATGTGCAACATCTTTACCTGTAACACCAACACCCTTTTTCTTGAGTAAATTACGAGCAGCATTTCTACTGTCTCTTCTTTTTATTTGGTCAGGTTTACCGTGGTAGTTATCATACTCTTTACGATAATTTCTTTTAGGCTTTGCTTTTAGTTTTACTAGTGCCATTACTACTCTTCTTTATTTTATTCTTCAATGCAGATGTTGTGTATAACTTGTCTTTAAATCTAAACGTAGCAGCATTTTTCTTTATTGCAGCTTTAAGAGCAGTCATAAAAGACTTACCACTGCTTATTTGAAAAGGTCTAGTCTGCATTTGACTAGTTCTCTTTTGAGTCTTACGTTTGTTAGACTGTGTTATACTCATCTTTTTTTCTTTCTGTTGTCTACAGTACTGAGTACATAGCCACCCTTACGATAATCTGTAGCACCTATTCTTTTCTTTTTTATTGAGCCACCCATATACTTTTTTTCTTTGTCTCCGGGTTTTTCTGTATTACCTAAATTTAATATTTTCTTTATAAACTTACCAACTACAGAAGGCTCTTGTTGCTTACTATATCTTTTATTCCAAATACTTTCTACTTGTCTTAGATTAACACTCTCACCTGATTTCTGTAAATCAGCTACTGTTTTTTCAAACTCTTTTTGTGACATACCACTAGTGGCATCATTTAAAGTTTGCCCACCTAAACTTTTAAATCCCTTTGGTTCAGCCATTATGCTTTTCCTTTTTTAGTTACTTTAGGCTTTTTCTTCTTAATCTTGCCTATAGTTATGCTAACAACTGTAATAGCCTTGTCTTTTTTCTTCTTAGACAGCTTTTTCTTAGTAGGTGCACCTCCACTACTTAAATATCCCATCTTATTACGCACAGATGTAGGTAATTTCTTTAATCCTACCTGATTAGGTGTTGTTTTCTTTAATGCCATTTAACATCTCCATCGTCTTCTAGCTTGTCGTAAGCGACTATTAGGATTTTTAGCTGCTTTAGGGAACTTTTTCATTTGTCCAGCACTTCTAGCACAAAATGACTTACGTCTAGCTGCTCTTTTTCCTGTTGGTTTCTTTTCCGTTACAGCAGTCTTAAGTTTACTGCCCGGATTATCTCTTCTGTACTTGGCTACACCTTTTGCAGTCATACCTGCACCAGATTTAGTGGATCGTTTGTGACCCCCACTTATCGTGTGACCCTTCATTGTGCCTTTGCGTGTCTTTGTTGTCATAGTTTGTTCTCACTTTACCTTCGTCATCTTCTATTTCTACGCATTTATACTTCATAGCTTGAAAGTTAGGCATATATTCTGGTAAATCTGCACCTATTTCATAAGCACGTGCTATACATTCCTGCTTAGTTTTGTATGGTCCTTCCAAATCAGCTAATGTGTGGCATATATTGGATGTGCCAATCATACATACAAGTACGAGTGTCTCAAACATTACGTATCCCTCCATCCTTCTGCCCTCATAGCAGTCTCTACATGCTTCAAAGTAAATGATCTACCATAATGAGCTTCAACTGCAGCTCTTACGTAGAACACAGCACTGTGGGGTATATGCAATTTATCGAGTGTGTTAGTTGCTATAGCATGGTAAAATGCTTCTAGCACATTATCTGTATATAGTTTTACTGATTTTTTCTTCATTGTCAAGTCAATTCTAATTATTTGTACGGAGGATTAAGGATATATGATAAGATACATTTAATATGTAACATTTATATGTTTTTTTATATTATAATAAATAACATTTAATATGTAACATATATAATGTGTTTAAGTTATACTTAATTATACCGGAATAATAAAAGGTTGTCAAGACATTTATTTTGTACCCACCCAAAATGTGTACATATAGTATGCTCATCCTAGTTGCTAAGACAGTTATCCTTGTGGTTAACACTTAAAATACCTAATCTGTGTAGTTCTCCAAGCATACGTACCGTACCGGGGGTAGTGGCAGTGGCAACCCCATGCGATCAAATCCGATAATATTAGGCTAAAACCCTGATTTGAAATAAAAAAACACTATATATACGAAAAAAAAAGTTGAAATATCAAAATATAGCTTAACAACTTGTTAAACTAATAAACTGTTATGGTATCAGTTGTCTTTTCAATAAGGTTTTAATGTAATGATATTTGAAAAGTAAATGAAATGGATATCGTATGCTTATTTCAAAATATATACCCCATAAAATGAAAACCAGTTGAACGCCTTTTTAAAATTTTTAAAAATAATTATAGTTTCAAACCCTTGCAGATTAACAAGTTGTTAAGCTAACCCCAAATTATTTTATAAATATGCTTGACTTATTTGAGAATATCTATAAATTGATAATTGTTGAACGGCAATTAAGCATTTCAACTTTTTACTTAGGAAACTAAAATTATGAAAAATCAATATGTAAACGGTACGTTCTCAAAGTCTTACTTTACTGCATCAAATAACTTTGATATCAAATTGTCTAAATCTTTATGCTCTAATATTGAGCAATGGTTTTTAGATTGTGATGATATGCAATCTTTACCTAAAAATGATAAGGGTGAACTTGCCAACAAAACTTTAAAGGGTACGAATTATGAGCTTTTATCTTTACCAAAGTATGCGAATGAAAAAGGTAAAATGTTAAAAGTTGATAGTGAGAAAAAAGATGAAATTAGATTTTTTCTTGCAACTAATGTTGAATATAAGGGTAAAAAGCAAATTAGAGATTTATTTGATAATTCAACAGTTTATTTAAATAACTACATGAAAAAGTTTTTTGATTATACTGCACCTGAAATTGTAAAGCCTGACGAAAAGCCTGAGGCAACAACTGTTGAAGCTGATACTGTTGAAGTTGTTAAAACTCAAGCTGAAATTCAAAAAGAGATTTTAGATTTAGCCTATTCAAATCTTTATTCTATAATGACAAATAATAATATCACAATGGAAACTTTTTATAGACATTGCGAAGCTATGGAAGATTTAAATAATATCAATATTGAGATTGTTGATACTGAAAAGAAACTAAAAACAGCTTAACAAGTTGTTAAACTAACCCCTAAAATCCTAGTCAATTAATTTTGGCTAGGATATTTTTTTGCCTAAAAAAAGTATATTTTTTTTAAAAAATTACTATCCTACTATCCTAGTGGTGGT